GGAGTACGAACAAAGTGCTTCAAGCCGTTAGGCACGTCAGTCAACAAGAACCAACCGTTTGTGTCGGTCAAGAAGTGGTTGACGGTGTAGCCTTCAGGAATCGAGCCGTTGTTCTTCAAGGCGTTGATGTCGTTGTCGGTTGTACCAACGCGCAGCTCAGTTTCGAGCAAGCGGGTAGCCACGAACATCAATGATGGAGGAACGATCAGCTTCTTAGGCTTAGCGGCGATCAACAGACCACGTTCATCAGTCCAAGCAGCGATTTGAATAACAGCGTTTTCCAACGAAGTTTCGTTCAAGTCAGCGCCAGTCGATGGACGGTTGCTGTTAGTACCACCAGACACCAGAGGGTGAGCTGTCGAACACAGAACCACGCCGTCACCGTAGGTTGGGCCACCAGTAAAGGCGTTGTTCAAGATGTAAGCAGCTTTAACTTGCTTGGTGTAAGCCATACCGCGAGCCAAAGCTTTGGTGTAGCGGCTGGACAACGAGTCATACAAGTTGTCTTCCACTGCTTCTTCAGTGATGGAGAAGCCCATTGCGATGGTTTCGTGGGTGTAACGAGCAGTCCATGCTTCCTGTGCGTTGTCGTAAGCGATGGCGGAGCCTTCGTTCTTGACAGGTGCAGCAGAAAAACCAGACAGCTTGGTTTCCTCTTCAAAGCTACGCTCCGATGTTTCGGTTTCGTAGATTTCTTTGTGCTCTTCGCCGTACTTGGCATACTCCAGACCAAACAGTGCGTTCAGACCGGGGAGCAACTCTTTCAGTAGTTGTGCGCGTGAAATAGCCATGATTTAGCTCCTTAGATACCGGTAGTACTGTTGTACTGGGCGGTGTTGAACTTCACGAGGAACTCGTAGTAAGTCGTGGCGGCTACGCTGGCGTTACCAGTCGCAGTGTCAGGCACAACATCAATCACACGCACGGGCAGTGTGTTGGTGGTGTTAGCAGACGAGCCGTCAATACCGTAGTACGAATCACCAGTGGTGGTGGAACCAACGGTTGCAACCAAAGCCACGTTAGAGCCAACAATCGAACGGCTATAAGCGGTAGGAGTGGTGGAACCGGCGACAGTAGCGCAGACCTTGAACACAGCACTTGGATCGTCCACAACAAAAGCAAAAGCCATGTTGGTAGAAGTCGAAGTACTAGCCGGATATGCTTGCGCAAATGTAGGCTGGCTCAAAGAGTTGATGTAAGAACAACCAACCAACACACCAACAATTGATCCTGAGTCAGTGGTACTAGCAGCAACAATGTAGCCGCTAGTATTCACGGAAACGGTATCACCGTTTAGGATCGCTGTAGCGTAGGAAGGCGCGATTGGGATTTGACGGATCGCTCCGGCGTAAGGTAGACCATCCAGTCGGTTGACTGGCTTGAAACCATACGTCTTGTCAATGGTGGGATATGCCATCTGAAGACTCCAAAAAGTTAAATACCTTTACCGAAAGTAACCTTAGAGCTGCGTTCTTTGAACATAGGCATCCGTGGGTCATTTTCGCGCATGAAGGTGTTATCCACTGATTGCATTTGCGCTTCCGCCTGCTGGCGATAATACGCGTCACGCTGTTCAGTAAACTCCACAGGTGTTTTGCAAAGCAACAAACCACCGACTTCCACGCTATCTGGGAACTGACCGTTTGTCGTTCCATAAACACGGATTTCGGGATGGTCAGAAGCCTTAACAGGTTCCCAGCCTTCGCGTAACTTGGAGGAAAGATTAGTGGCATCAGCCTTGTTCAACGTGCTAATCCGAATCCAACGATAAGCATAACCCGGCTCCGGTGTGGGGTCAGGCAAGAGTTGCGGTGGCATCCATTGTTTTGGACGCTCCATAACTTCGCGGGTTTCAAGTTCACGGCTCAAACGATTAGACTTATCCATTTTTATTTCCTCAATTCATTAGCAACCGCACGGGCATACTGCTCATTTGTCAGTCCTAACCGCTTGGCGAGATTCACCTGTGACTGCGAAAGCACGATCTTTTTGGGCGCTGTGCTACGCGTTGCAGATGCAACATTGTTGGATTTAGTACGTTGAGGTTTCGCATCAACGGACTCGTCGGCTCCAAACTGGTCCGAAAATCTTGACCTAATATCAGCATCGATACGTCGATAGTATTCGGCGCTGCCAGCAGGTATTCCTTCGCCAACCAAATCTTCATGAACGCCCAAAGCATAGGCAGTCATGCGCTTGTTGGTTCCAAACCACTGATTATTATCTTGCCATGCAAGTAGTTTTTCATCAACAGGAGCTTGTTGAGCTGGCTGTGATTGTGTTTGTACATTACTTTGGCGAGCTTGTAAAGGGGTTGGCTTGAAATTATTTACCTTATCGGCTCTAATTTTTGCATTAGTAAGTGCTTCTTGAGCTTCTACAAGGCGGTCAGAATCACCAGATTCATAAGCTTCCTTGTATTGCCGTTTAGCTTCTTCAATTTCATTGCCAACAACTCTTTTAGCCTGTTCAAGTAAAGCAGTTTGATTTTGATTAACGGAACCTTTTAATTGCTCATTTTCGGCCAACAAAGATTGGGCAAATTTAAATGCTTCATCTTTTTCGCGTTGAGCAGCTTCTTTGGCCCGGCGTTCCTCGTGATACCCCTTGGTAAAGTGTTTGATCCGCTTCTGTACGCTCTCGTCGTACTTAGTCAGCTCATCATCATTAAACTCTTTTGGCGGTTCAGCCATTGGTTTTCTGTTGCGGTCCTCTTCAGGAGTATCGTCCACAACTTCATTCTCTGGTTTTTCATCTTCTTCAGGCTCAACTACTCGTCCGCCTTTTCGGGGGTTTTCTGATTCTTCATCAGGAAAACTAAATTCAGTTTTTTCAATTTCAGCCATGATTACTCCTTATGGACGTTCAATGCCACGGGGGTCTTGTACAACTGCTTGAACAGAATCATCATTGATGAGTCGCCACTCAGTGCCGTGAATTTTCATTCGGGTTCCGGTATTAGGACGGACCAAAATAAAATCGCCCACTTTGCATGAAGGTCCAGACGGGAATCGGTCTTTGTCCGCAAATGCGTCCGGCCCAATTTTGGCTACAAATAACACGGGGGAGAGAAGCTCCTCGTGTTGCATCATTTGCGCTGTTTTGTAAATTAACTTTTCATCGCCAATTGCTTCTTCTGCTTTTGGAAGCATGCACAGAAGGTGGTAAGTCACAGGGTCAGGAACTTGCTTGGCTTTTTCTTCAACGGGTTTGTTGAGAATGCCAGACAAATCCACGGCTTTGATGTCAAATTCAGTCATCGTCAGTTTCTTTCAGTTTACGCACGAGGTCTACAAGTTCGTACTGAGCGAGTTGGAGACCCCGGATAGTCCCGCTCAGTTCTTTGTAGTGATCGAAGGATTTCGCACCTCCATCACACAAAACCGCTTTGAAGCTCTCGGCTTGAGCTTCAAGTTTTTTATTCAACAGTTCAAAAATTTTCGGGTCCATCATTTACCTTTCGGTTGATTGGCGCGGGACATGGCTATGGCGGCTTGCATGCGGGCCTGCTGCTGTGCTTGCGCTAATTTCTGCTGGTGCGCTTGATCTTGTTGATTCAAACCAACTGCATGTTGCTGAGCCGCTTGCTGTTGCTGCTGCGCCTGCATTGCCATTTCTTGCTGGTGGCGCTGGGCTATTTGTTGCATCTCTTGCTGGTGGCGCTGAGCAATCATGGCTGGGTCTTCCCCTTGCTTGGACGCCAGCTCTTGCTGTTTAAGTTGCAGCTCGGCTTGCTTTATCTGCAAATCCCCATCAACCTTCTTGGCTTTTGTTTGTGCTTCAGCTTGTTTAATCTGCAGCTCTTGCTGCTGCATTTGGATGATTGGGTCTTGGGCCTGCTGCTGCGCTTGCTGCTGTGCGGCTTGGCCTTTATTCATCGTAAGCAACTGCTGCGCAGCTTGAGCAACCAGTTTGGACAACTGCACTTCAACTTGTTCTGGCAACTCCACATCTGGCGCTGGAAGCGTAGCGCCCAGACGCTCTTGGATTTTTGTCCGGTACTGAAACGCAACGTGCTCTGCAACGTGCGCCATGATGGCTGCTTGCATGGCCTGTGCCTGTGGGTTTTGGCCTATCTGTCCCATAACCGTTGGGTCTTGCATCATGCTGGTATGTACAGCAATATGCGCATCGTGGTCTTGGTAAATAAACGCCTTGGTAGGTTTGCCCGTCAAAAACGACATGTTCTCGCTCACAGGGTCGCGTGGCTTTTGGTCGTCATCAATTGGCACCAGCTTGTCCGCATTCTTAACACCCAACACTTCAATCATCTGACGATGCAACTGAGGAAGGTCATAAATTTGCGGGGCTTGCTGGCTTAACTGAATCACTGCTTGATACTGCATGATCCGCTGCGCCATTGTTGAGCTGTTGGGATCAGACACAGGGATCACGTCCACCATGTCGTAGTCCGCTTGTTTGGCTTGACGATCCCCGGCTACTGGCTGGTATGCGTAGTCCTTGGGGGAGTGGTCGCGGATGATAGCTTTGAGCAGTTTAAATTCCTGCTTCATGCTGTAGTGCACCCGGGCCTGCACTGCGCTCATAGTTTTAAGCTGGCGCTCAAGCAGCGCAAGCGTGGTTCCAACAGGAGCATTGGCCCCCATGTCACTCACGTTCATGTCCGCGATCGAACCCAGACGACGGGCTTCGCCGGTAATGTTGTCCAGCAGCCCAGCTAAAACTTGGCTTGGCTCTTTGTACGGTAGCGGCATGATGTTGTCACGCACCGCCCCGCTTGGGATGTCCACATCGCGCCACTCACCCGGAGCAATTGGCGTGTCATCACCTTTGATACGCAAACCACGGGCTTTCAGTCCCCCGGGCAAATTGGACAGCGTGCCTGCATCTACCAACTGACGGATGATAGACGTGCCTGCCCGAGCGTAGCCGCCGATCAGATGGATAAACCCGATGCCATATGCACCAAAGCCTGTAATGTAATCGTACTGGACGAAGTGATCGCGCTTTTGGCACTTCTTGTCTTTCTCTTCCCAGTTGCGGTAAATTGACAAGACCTTGCTTGTGCCACGGTCAATAGTAACAATATATGGCCGCGCCAACCCGTTCTCGTCCTCAAACCCCGGCAAGTCGTACTCAACGCAGGTCTCAAATAATTGGAACCGGTTATCTTCTGTAAGGGTATACCCTTGGTCTTCCGCTTTTTGTTTCTCAATATCGGAGAAAAATGATTGTGGTTCACCCAAGTCAACATCGCGGTAGAACCCTGCAACTTGCAGGCGCTTAATGTCGTTCTCGGTCTTGCGCATAGTATGCGTAGCACGCTCGGCGTTCTCAACACCAGAGCACCCCCAAGGCAAGATAACGTCTTCGGCTGGTATGAACATTGCTACCTGACGTTCTTTGGAAGTGTCATAGTAAACTTTCTTAAACGCGCACCCGGCCAGACCCAAGTTGAACAACATGCGTTCATGTTCCTTGCGGTACTCAGGCATCTGCTCTGTTAAGCGCCAGTTCATGTCATCCCGAACGCGTTCTGCCGCCTCTTCCTTGAGCTTGTCAATTGCCCCTACGATTTCAGTTTTAACCGGGCCTGCTGCGGGAAATGTCTCAATGATGGTCTCGCTTTGGAACCGTATGGCTGCTTCTGTCAACAGCGTGGAGAACACTCCACACGCGCCGTTCCAAGGTTCAGTGCGCTCTTCGTACTTCATGCCAAGAACTTCCAAGCCCTTGACATAAATCTCCACCCACTCTTTGCGGCTATTTATGTCTGCTTCTATCAGTGAGGTTAACTCGCCTGCTATTTTCTGCAGCTCATCCTCATCCATGAACTCGGCAAGGTTAGAGTCAAACTCTTCGCCTTCTTCTTTGTCAGGCATCATGTCAATCTCCAAACCGTCCACGCCAATGCGCAAGCCTTCTGGGTTGTCGATCTCAATTTCAATTGCAGGTTCATCGCTGTCTGGCATATCGCCCAAAGCGGAAAGACCTAACGGTGCGCCACCAATTGCGGGGACCATGCTATTTGTTGCCATATTTCATCCTTTAATAGTACGCCGCTTTACGGGAGCGAAAGTACTGAGTGTCTTCGTAATCGCTGCTCAAGCGAATGAATCCGCCGCTGCGGTATCGGGCCATAGCCATTGATGTGCAGTCAACCATATCGTCATGTTCGCCGTTAGGAAACTCTGCAACTTGGTCAATAACTTCTTGTGCCCAACGCCGCCCCGCAGGATACCAGACCATACCTGATCTGAAAATATCTGCAACTGCAGATATTCGTGCATATTTGTCGCCAGTGCCCCTGTGCGGGGTAAATTCGGACACCGGGATGCCTATTTTGCGCAATTCTTGGAACAACGGCGTGCCGTTGGACTTTTTCTCCACCACAAACGCGTCTGGCTCCCACTCTTCGTATTCTTTTAGCGCCAAGTCTTTGAGTTCAGGAAACTCAACGCGGACATTTATGGCGTTGAGCAAGATAATGTGGGCCATTCCCTTGGTCAAACGGTCGTGGCGAAATACGCCCCACGTTAGGAGTGCGGTAAAGTCAGCTCGGTTGTTCATTTCAGCGGCAGCGTCAAGCACCATGATGATGAAGTCGCACTCTGGGGGCTCGTCTTCTTCCCATTCCTTCCACCACTCGCGTTTAATGATCGCGCCTTCTTCAGAAGTGGGCTCTTGCATGTATTGCGCGGCCCAAAATTGAGGAAACATGCTGGCGCGTTTGGCTTCTAGCTTCTCAAGCGGCCACTGCTCGGGCCAAAGTGACTTGCCGCTTGGCAAAATAGCTGGAAAACGTATCTCATTCCACTGTGGGCTGTCTGGGTTAGTGTCTGCCCACTGCAACGCACGACCAATCGGGTCTTTTTTACCCCATCGAGTGCCGATCATCACGATCCTGCCACCGGGCATAAGCCGTTGCAGTGGGCCGACTTGCATGTACTGCCATGCGTTCTCAAAAATTGTATCGGGATTTGCAACAAGTGCTTGCTCAGACACCAAGTCATCTGCAATCAGCAAGTGTGCGCCGTGTCCGGCTACGTTTGCTCCGATACCAATCGCAAAATACTTGCCCCCGACAGTGGTTGTCCAGTCATCTGCGGCGCTTTTGTCCTTGGATACTTCTGTTTTGGGGAATATTTTTTGATATTTGGGGTTATCAATTAAGTTACGCACCTTGCGCCCAAACGTAGCGGACAGTGACGCGGTGTGCGTGGCCATAATAATGTGATGCGTCGGGTGATGGCCCAGATACCAAGCTACAAATAAGTAAGCGATCGTCTCTGATTTGCCAAACCGAGGCGGCATTGACACAGTAAGCCGCCCATCTTCTTCGGCTACGATGCCGTGCAAGATCGGCTTGAGATGGCGATGGTGCGGGCCTTCTTTCCAATCCGGGTAAACATACTTACAAAATTCCAAAAAGTCCGTGCGACAGGCCTTGACCGTAATCTTGTCGTCAAGCTCATCGAGCTCATCAAGGAGTGCTTCTTTTTCGTGCAACGGCATATTGGGCAGCGTCGATAGAAGCTGCATGATCCGTTCTTGAGACAGTTCAGGAGAGGCCGTCTTGCTCATGCGTGTCCTTGACTTCAACGGTCTCAATCTCCTGCACAGGCGGCAAGTACTTTGCCAAGCGCTGACGGATGCGTTCTTCCAGCTCTTCGGTGCTGGCATCCACTTTTTTGACCTCAATCTTTTCAGTGAACAGCCCAACCTCCGTTACCTTGCCCAAAAGAGATAGCGCCTTTAAGCGAATGTTGGCGTTGGGGTTTTCGCAATCGTCCAGTATTTTGGCCACTGCATAACCGCGCAAGTTCTTGGCTTGCTCCACAAACTCCCAGTCATACGCAGTCAGCATCCCCACCAAGTGCTGCACCGCTTGAGGCACCTTGATATTGGACAAAGCGTTTTGTACTGTCGTTGTGTTGGTTCCTGCTGTAAGGGATGCGAAAGCCGTGCGTGCGGATTTGGCGTTGGCGGTATTCTCGGCTTGCTCATCGTCTAGCCCAAGGGATGTGAGCCAATCAGCAGTCTTAACCTGTGCGTCAATAATCTCCGTCGCCCCGGCATTTGATAATTGCGTGAAGCCTTGCGGCTCGTCATCAAAAACGATTGGGTCAAGTTCGGCTGAAATTAAGTGTTCCAACATTTTTCGCAGGTGCCTCCAAGAGTGGCTTGTGGCCTCGTAGCCTTCAGTGTACACTATGTGTGAGTGCTACCGCAAGGTTCGCGCTTCTCCTTGGGATGGTAAGACATCTCTTTAATCCCCCGCCGGGCAACTTGCGGGGGATTTTTTTTATTGGGGGTGGGGGTTTGTAAAAGGTTAGACACCGGGGGGTGTTCTGTATATTTTTGTTTTCTGGGTTTGCGGGATTTTTTAAAAATGTGCTGCGTAGGTGTGGAATAGTGTTCATGGCAGCAACCGGAGTCCCTTCTGTGCTTTGGGGGGTTGGGGTGTAGTGGGGTCAGGCTAGGCCCGGAATCGCTCGCCATAGGGGGAGTTTTCACCCCCATTCATAAGATAGAGCTATCGGTTAGGGAACAAGCCCTGCCGATCTGGGCGGAACTGTTCCGCCTAGTTCTTAACCATCCTTAGGAGTTTTCAAATGTCTAAAGCAATCAACACAGTTCAGGCGTTCATCGCCTTGAACACAACCGCGTTCGCCGCCGCCTCTAAGGTGTTCGCCGCTATCGAGTCGCAGTCTGACGTATGGGCAGAGTCGCTAGCCAAGGCGGGCATCATGGGCGCAGACATCAAGGTGTATGCCGTGATCTACGTGGCCGAGAAGTCGGGCAAGATGCCCAAGCCGAGCCAACGCGGGGGTCTGACGTTCGACAAGGGCACGACCGAGTACAACCAAGTCGAGTACTTGGTGCGGGTTGCAAGCGGCGCGGCGGCGGCGAAGGCCGCAAAGCGTAGCGCGGGTAAGGTTGACTTGGTTGCCAAGGCGCTCAAGGCGTACGCCGAGTTGTCACCTGCCCAAAAGCGTGCTTTCAAGGCGCAAATCTAATCTGGGCGGAACTGTTCCGCCGAGTTTGTCGCAGGAGCTGGGTGATCGAGCCTGCCCTGCGATGTATTTTCTTGTCCAATCCCCAAAAACCGATAGTGTTTATCTACCGTTCATTCTATATAACTGAAAGTAATAAAGGAATCATCATGCAATTCACAATCATCGCCCGAGACTGCGGCATCGACCGCAACTATCCCTGCAACACCTACGCAGAAGCCGAGTTCCTGTTCAACGCCTTGAGCCTTGCGGCGCGTCATGTCGAGTGGTGGAAAGGCGCAACCCTCGTCACCCAATACGTCAACATGTAAGGACACTCTGCAAGCACATCCGCAAGGGTGTTCTTGCGGGGCAATCCTGCCCATCAACTAGGAGAATCATCATGACTGAAAAACTTATGCGTGAAGCTTATTGGCAAGCAATGCGAGCGCTTATTGAAGCGGCAAACGACAACATTCCTTACACCGATTGGTGTCCGGTTTTAGGCATTTTGTAACCCATAGGAGAACTTCATGCACACAATCCGCACCCATTTCGGTGGTCTTGACGTAGGCGATTCGTTCATCTACCAGTACTACGTCTTCAAGAAAATCAGCGCGTATCAGGCCGTCAATGGCCACACCATGCGCACCACTAAGTTCAAGCTCGACCAGTTGGTCGAAGTCACCCCCGAGTAACCCAAGGAGAACCCCATGCGCAACCTCAACCAACCCCGCATCAAATCTGTCGGCACTGTCACCCTTGGCGTGACCGATTACGAACTCAGCTACTACTACCCCAACGGCGGCTCACAGTACATCGTCTACGTCTACAAGCGTGGGCAACTCAGCCAACGCGGCATGACCTTCAGCACCGATGACGCCTTCTTCGCATGGCTTGAGAAGCAACCAAAGCAAGCCGACCTGTTCGAATGAGAGAGCAAACTGGGCGGAACTGTTCCGCCCAGTTGAGATTATTGACGTTTATTTGACCCTAAAGTTACTGTCCAGCCGTTACCTCGTGTAAGGGAAGCTCGCCATAGACACGGGCCACCTCCCAACCCGCATGGATACTGGCGTGCAGAGATTTGCGTCCTATCTATATCTATTTTTATATATACTTATATATATGGGAGTGTCTCTCCGTAGGTATGCTTATTCTTTTTTCTTTGGACGCTGACTTTTATAGTCAAGCGTGTGAAGACCCGTAAAAACAAGGATACTTTGGACTCGAATCGCGCAAAGCAAGCAACCATGCGGGTTTGCGGGTGGCCCAAGTCTGTGGCAGAGTTCCTTTACTGCGTGGACAATTACTTTACACGAGGACAGTTCTGGTGTATGCTGAAGCCTTCATTAACCCTAAGGGAAAATCATGTACGAATCTTACCTAAAGCTCAAGCCCAACGATCTTCACGATCACCTCACTCACAAGCTAAAACTGCACCCCCATCGCATCGCCGAGATCAAATCCAAGGTCGCAGAGATCAGAGAAAGTAAGCGCACCGGGCGCATAACCGACACGGTGTTGCGGCGTGAATGGGGCAACCTGCTTTATCCCTTAAGGGTTGAGCGTGACAACGCCAAGGTCGGACTGCGTTACAAGTCAGGCAAGATGGCCACGGGAGAGCAACGCATCGAGGTGTTCACTGCATACATAGCTGTGATGGACAAGCTGCTCGACCGCCTATCCGTGCCGTCTACCCGACCAACGCAAACTCCACGCGGATATGCCAAGACGCTCAATGCTCAAAAGAGAGGCTCCCCCATCACCAATGAGGGACAGCACTGGACGGATTGGGTACCGCCGCACATCAAGCACGCTATATCCGAGGCCTTTGCCGGGCTACTACGCAAACAATCGGCCCGGCCCAAGGTACCTTTTCAAAGGGTAGTGCCTCCTTCGCAACACATCAAGCAAAAGGAGACGCTACTTAAACGAACGCTCAGTGACCTCGCCATCATCGAGCGTATGTGGAACATCAACCCAACTGAGGAGAACGCTGACCTGTACATCCGAATAAACCAAGCACTACGGGCTATCGACAACGCTGGCCCCACCGACCTGATGCCTGCCACATGGCGAGGCATGGAGCTTCCCCAAAAGGAACATTCATAAACCCGGCGGAACCGTTCCGCCCAGTTAAACCTATTACCAACCCAAAGGAGAATGAAGATGACCACACTAACCGGACACCAGATCGAGGCAGCACGCATCCTGACGCTGCGCGCCATGCTTAAGCTGGAGATGAAAGGCATGAGCAAATCCCGTGGGCCAACGGCCTACTCCACCCTGAAGATGATGGGCTTTGTAGGCACACGCCAAGCTGTGCTCGACCAGCTCGACATTATTCGCAACAACTTAGTAGGAGAAGAAGCATGACCGAATACGAAACAAAAATGCAAAAGATGTTGTTTGCGCGAGACAAATGCGGGATTGATATGGCTATTGATGACCTGCTTGGCCGCATTGAGTACGCAAGCAGAAACGCACAACGTGAGGGCGATACCTCACGGCAGACGCACCTCAAACAAATGCACGCTGAGATAACCAAGGCCAAGGCGATCATTGCCAAGGCAGTACGCACACCACAAGGAGAGACAGCATGACTGAAGGACAAGAGCACGAGTGGCACATCGAGTTGGACTACATGAGGGCGCAACTGCGCTGGGTGTTGAACAACCTCGACAACAAGCCCCGTTTCAACGATGTCAAGGGGAAGATTGAGGTCGTGTGCTCACGCCTCAACGACCTGTGTGAATTAACCAAAGGAGAATGAAGATGAAAACAAATGAACTGACAGGTGCCGCCCTTGATTGGGCGGTGGCGAAGTGTGCGGGTGCTGTCGGCGCAAACGACAGACTCCCTTGGTATACCCCTTCAACCGACTGGTCACAAGGTGGGCCGATCATTGAGCGTGAGGGTTTGACGCTTGACCAGTGGGATGACTACCCACGTTGGAGATCAGGCAATAGCTACGGCACAACTCCATTGATTGCCGCTATGCGGTGCTACGTTGCATCCAAACTGGGTGACGAGATTGAAGTCCCCGCTGAACTGACAAAGGAATAACGGGTCACTGTGACCCGAAACCGTGGGGACTGCGGCTCAGTCCCAAACCAACCCAAGGAAACTAAAAGTGAACTACACATACAACCCCGACGACATGATGCGTAACTGGAGCACCGCCCGGGCCGTGCTTTACCAGAACCGCGCCGAACTCCGCAAGAACGACTGGTGCTACCGCGAGATGCGCAAATACGATGCACACCCCGCTGTGCTCGCTGCGCTCAAGACTGCCCGTCCCCACAACTGGCAGCAACTCCTGCTTGAGTGGCCACACCCATCGCTCAACGATGCCTCGCGTGTTGCCTATACTAGAGACGAGCGCTCTGGTGAGGAGGATCGCCAGACCGTGACCTCCATCGGCAAGTATCTGCGCCGTCACTGGCCCACTGCCACGCTGTCCGACAACACCATCCGCGATCTGGTTGCACGCTACGGCACTAACGCCCAGTACAAGATCGTGCGCACCACCGCCGAGATGATCCACCACCTGCACCAAGGCCCGGGGTCGTGCATGGTCTGGCGCAACGAGGGGGTGCGGTGCAGTGATGGGCAGACACGCCATCCATATCAGGCATACGACCCCAAGTATGGCTGGGCAATGGCGGTGGGCATATTGAACGGCGATACGATCAGTCGTGCGCTCATCATCGACAAGCCTGACGCCAAGTATTTTGTGCGTACATATCTCAAGCCTACCAATGACGGGTACAGCCAAGTCGATGGCGGCATGGAGAACTGGCTCGCCGAGCAGGGGTT